ACTCCCTGGTTTCCAGATAGACCCATCATATATAAGGGCTTGACCGGTTGTTGGTGAAGCTGTCATCGTGTCAACGTCTGATAGGTAGTTCAGATCAATTGAAGGTCCAATCCCCAGGAGAACATTAAACTCGTTACCTAGAGCGTCCATATAATAGAGATCGTTATCCGCTGCCTTAGCGTAGATCGCACCATAACCATTTGTAGGTGTAGCGGAGCCAGCGAATTCCTTCAGCATCAGAGGTTCAGCTACTCGTAAGTCCTTAGCCCATTGAGAGCTATGGATATTAAACGAAAAACAGAACGCAATGAGCGTGAAGATTAGTAAAGTTAAATTCTTCATCCTAAACCTCAAACTTTGTTAAGCGGTATTTAAAATATCCTTGGTAACCAGCACCAGCTAAGAAGTCACTGGTGTAAGAGAAAGTGCCAATTCTATCAACGTCAGTAGCGATTGAGAAAGTCACACCGTCTAGGTCAATAACCTGTAGACCTCTTTCAGTGAACCATACACCGTTATCTTTGCAAACAAGATACATTGTTCCGACTGAAGATTTATAATCTGCTCCGGTTCTTCGCATGATCTCATAATCAACTTTAACAGAGGAGAACGCATATCCATCAATAGTGAAATCATTAAGGATTATTGGTGTAACTTGATTATTATTGATTGCAACCTGACCTTCTACACCTAAGAACGCTTTAAGATTTGAAACATCAATAGCAACATTCACTAGTGCATTTTGGAGAGTTGAAATATCTCCTTCAGCTGAAGTTATTCTACCGTTATGACCTGATACTAAAGAGTTCAAAGTGACAATGTCAGCTTGCGCAGCTGCGAGATTAGCTTCTAATGTAGTGAGTCTTGCGGCGATATTTGAAGCGGTAGTAATCTTCCCTTCAAGGACAGCAATTCTGTCTTCGAGACTTGGAAATTTAAACTGAATCCATTGATTCCACTCTTCATTCTTTTCAATGCGTAGAGTCTCACCAACTTGAATTGGATTCAAAAATGTGACTTTAAATGTTGTGTAATATGGAAACTGTGCTATGTTCGATATAGAATAATCAGCTGGGAAGTTCAACAAAGAACCATTCTTGTAGATTCTAACATCGCTGGTTACATTCGCAATATAGTCTAATGACAAGTTAAGTTCTGACACTATACTTGTTTGGACCGCTTCATAATTTACTGTGTACTGAGCCATAGGTTAATCCTCAAAAATTGGTTGTTGCTGCCAAAGATCCCCTGAACGTTCCTTCATAAACTTAGCTCGTTTAGCTTCGTGTAGAGGGTCAGCCCATTGTCTCATATTTTCTAAGAATAGCATATCTAGCATCGGCTTTCCAAACCATAAATTTTGTCCTGGCATCCATCTGGTCAATTTATTTATAGCTGTCTCGATGGTTCGATTATCGTCGCCTGTCGCAGCCTTTCCGAGTTCTTGGTAGATTTGAAAAGCATCGGGGATCATACGCCCGGCTACTGGACCTAGCATATCCTTAGCAATATCCTTACGACCTTGTTCGTAGTCTTCTAGGATGTAGTCCATATAAAGACCACCCGTTCCTGAAGCCATGATTGCGTCTTGGAGAAAGTCCAAAGGCTCTGCTGTGGGATCTCTAGGAGTTTTCCCGTCAAGCACGTCAGATAGCATATTGACAAATGCTCCCATAGCCGTACCAGTTAGCATTGTATAAGCTATCGCTCCTCTTCCACCATAAAGGTATTGTTTAAACTTGTTGGTTTCCTTACGTCCGCTGTGCCAGGCGGTGTTTCTATACACTCTATAAACGGAAGCTCCGAAAGCTTTGAACTGCATAACCAGAGAAATCAAAGCCCCTGCTGGTGTACTCGGGTCACGCATCCCAGCCATCTTATACTGAATAACAGCAGTAGGGGATGGTGAAGCCATCAGAGCGTAGTCCTGAGCGTAGGAAGAGGCTTTTTGTGCGGTATTTCGAGCCATACCGATAAGTTCACGATCATCGAGAGGCTTTTGAACTTCACGAATCCATTTATCACCCATGACCAAGGCTTCTTCAACGTCCATATCGCCGCTTCTGAGCCTCTCTAGACCAGCTTTTGAAGCTTCATAAGTCTCTTTGATTTTCTTATAATTCTCCTTAGCTGCTTTGATCTCTTCAGCATTCCCTAGTTTTTCCTGTAGCTCGTTTCTGAATTGGCGCTTCTTCTGAATATCAGCCTTAATATCGTCAAGAACCTTATACTGAGCAGAGTTCTTGAAGTTTGATTCAGCTTGTGAATATAATGAACGAAGCTTCGATAACTCAGCGTTCAATTCTGTGAGCTTTTCCGGGGAAGTCTTACCGGCTAGTTTTTCTTGTTTAATACGCGCAAATAATCTCTGTTTATTCAAGCGGAGAGTTTCAACCTGTTTACCTAAAGGAGTATTATTTAATTGCTCAGTTGTTTTAACTAACTCTTGTTTAGCTTCATTCAGAACTTTGTTTGCGTAGTTAATCTGCTCTAACCCACCTTTCTTATAACTCAGTGACTTGAACACAGCAGCCTGATCTTTGAGTTCTTGTTCTAGAGATTTTAAAGTCTCATCTGTCACAACTTGCTTAACGGTTCTAGTAGGATTCCCGAGAACTTCGCGAATCTTTGCTGGTTCCATTTCGTGAATAACTGAAGGGTCCATTATGCGTGTACCCTGGAGATCTCCAACACCCGCTTTCATAAGAGCAAGATCGTTGTCAGAGAAACCGTAAGCTTTCAAAGAAGCTAAGTCAGCATCAGCCAATTCTTTTCCTATTCTTCCTTCAAAAATATCAGCTAAGTGGTGGAAGGTAATTTTAGCAGCAGCAGCTCTAGCGGCGTTAGATTGTCTTCTAAGTCCTGAGACTGTGATGAACATATCAGTCATCTTTGACATTCCGCGCTCAAAACCAGAAATACCCATATTCTCCTGAGCGAAGTCGTGCATTATGTCCTTCATAATAAGACCGGATCTTTTAGCAACCTCGTCTTTGTAACCGGTACTTGCTAGCATTTGAGCGTACTCGTTAGCGTATTTTGTCATCGCCACGAAGTAGTTATCACGAGTCAATGTTGAAAGGACATTCGCCGCCATAACAGGGTCAGTGAACATCGCTTTAACTGCCGCTTTCCCTAAGAGAGCATTAGTTGAAATTTGTTTAGCTACGTTTGCAGCGCGGACAACTAGACTATCAGAAACCGAGGCTCTACCGAGAGCCATGTTTATAGTGGTACTGAGTTCGTTTCTAAAATCCTTCCCTAATGGGCGAAGGTTAGCAGCTGTGAGTTTTGTATTGGCGGCTTGGATAAGCTGGTCAATTCCTATCTCAGGAGCTGTTCCGAAGACATTAGTCTGCGCCACGATTCTAGCAGTTCTTTTGGAATCTCTCATAACCGATTCCATTAGATTGTTACCGGAATACTTTTCAAAGAAGTTGTAGAAGGATTGCCCGTCTCTGTACATTATCGCTCTATGTGAAGAAACCATTTTGTTAACGCGATCAGGGTTCTTCATTTCTTTAAGTGCTTCGGATAGGTTTTCGAGACCACCTACCTCTCCTCTATCAGAATAAACAACTTCCTTGTAAACTCCTTTGAGAAATCCCTCAATATCAGAGCTTCCGAGTTTCTTAATCTGAGCATCAACATCAATAGCTGCCATAGCGTCTTTGATGAACTCGGCTTCACCGAATTTTCTAAGAAGCATAGGATCGTGCGTTCCTGAGAAGACATAACCAGTTAACTCTTGAACATCGTACCCCGCATTCTGAAGATCTAGTAAACGTTTCTTATTTAAACCATGAATTATGTCGATAGCTTCAGCTGACTGTGAGAATTTAGGTGTAAACTTAATTCCTTTAGATTTAGCCCAAACGCCTTGAGCAACTTCTCTGAAAAATTCAGGAGAGTTGTTTTTGTCGCGGAGGATTCGTAAATAGTCTTTAGAGTTTAGAAGTTTTAGTGTGTTCGAATACTCGCCAAGAATGGTGGCATATTGACTCTCGATATTTAACGCTTGATATTTCCCATTTCTAGAGATCAAACCACGAATAGCGTCTTTCATATTGTCTTCAGTTACACCATCCAAAGCAGCTGCTTTGTCAATGTACATCATGTGTTCTTCGCCCTTAGCAACCTGCTTAAGAACACGCGCTTTCTTAAATAAATATGACTTCCGCTTATCAATAACTCTATTGATTAACTCTTGCTCAGTTATCATCGGATTATTTTTCTTTAGATCATCAACTTCTTTGAAGACCTTCTTAACGTCAGAATCTTTGACTTGTTGAACGATTTCAGCGAGGACTTTGGTTACCTTTTCTTGGCAAGACACTATTCACCTCTCATGCAGAAAATATAAGCTTGTTGGATTTTCTCTAAAGCTTGGAATGATTTATCTTCCTGTTTAACAGCTTCAAGAAACTCTACCATATCCTCTTTAAAAAAACCGCTTTTAATCTTCTCATCAATTCCAGATTGTACTTCATCAAGGACTGCGTTTATATTGGTTAACTTAGGATTGTAGTCAATATCTGGAAGATTCATAAAATCTTCTGCTTGTTGTATATCGGTTGATTTAGTGAACGCAGCGTCTGGTTTTGTCTTCTGCATTATTTCAGAGTAGCCTTTAGGCATATCTAATTCCGAATCTTCTAGTTTTCTAACGGCTGCGGGAGCTTCAGAAACCTTTCCATGGAAGTCAGTTATGGAATCTCTAAACTTAACAGCTTTACCGCCCGACATATCTGCAATCTCACGTAGAGCTTGCGTCTGTTTCTTAGGATCAATTAGACCAGAAACTAGGTCCGACGTTGTCACCTTTGCTTGGAGATCTTTTGGAAGAGCGTTGAAAACTGGCTGTAGTGAGGGAGGAAGTTGCGTTACTCTAGGATCAATTGTGTCAACTTCAACAACATCCTTCTTTGGGATAACTCTAGCTTCTAGTTCCTGCCCACCTTTAGCAAATGATACTCTAGCACCGTCATCAACTTTAACAGTGTACTGCTCACCGAGAACAGGACTACCGGATTCAAGTCCTTCGAGAACATCGTTCGACTTATTAAAGACAACTAAGGAATCCTCAGGGATCTCGGCGGTCATTTCGGCTAACTCTGTGTTGATTCTTTCCAGTGCTTCGGGTTTAACTTTAGGAAGAAGGCTATCAGTTATTTCCTCTTTGGAAATACGTCCAGCAGAAGGAGCCAAAGCTTCCACTGCTGCGTTAACGTTATTTCTAATTTCAATAGGAGCACGTGCTTCCGCTTCATTAACTAAAGCTTGTTTAGGAGTTTTAATTCCTTCGGAAGCATGACCTAGTTCAGTTACCTCTTTGATAGTTGGATTCTCTATGTTCTTAACATTTTTTGTTGAGAGCATATGAAGACCTGTACCAAAAGCGGTTCCTAAAGCTGCTCCAGTTACCACATTTGTGGTAGAAAACTCTCCACCTGAGCCAATCTCTACGCCTTTTGCTGCTATAGCTGTACTTGCGAGGGACTCAGCAGCGGTAGTTGAGACAACCTTAGCTACACTAGCGCCCTTCAAAAGAGGTCCGGTTAGAGCAGTTGTCACAAAATTTACAGGTTCCAAAATACCAGGAACTGAGCCAAGAAGTGATGTTCCAAAACCAGTGCCGCCATCGTGCTCTAAAATATATTCGTTTGCCTGTCTTGCTTTGAAATTTCTGATATAGTCGGGAGCTAGATAGTCAGCAAGCGGGAGTTTAAAAATATCTGTTTTGTATTGTTCGTTTAATTCGGCGGCTGTTTTGATAGTTGAGGATGTATCCGTAATTCCTTCTACTGGTAGTTCCTCACCGGTTGAATCTAAAGCGTCTATCGCCTGCCACGCATAGTTACGTAACATCAGCTTATTTCTCTCCCATTGTTCAGGAAGTGCTTCACTAGCTTGTGCAGATAACTTCTCCCACCAAGAGTAAGGTAGGTCGATAGCGTTGAATGTTTCTAACTCAGGAGTCGGATCTGGTTGGTTGGTGATTAATCCGAATGGTCTTTCTTCCTGTCCTACATCATAGATGCCCATTTTTTATGCCTCAGTTTTCTTTGCTCATTACCTAAGATATTACCCCTATACACTTGGCTAAGAGTTTTAGTTATACCATCCTGAACAACATATGGTAAATCTGAATCTAGGATACGTTCGACTTCAGCAAAACCTTTGTTCGCTAAAACCTCTCCCAAACGATATTTATTCACAGCCCCAGCACCGATGACGTTTGCGAGATCCATAATAAAAAATCGTTGAGCATTGTTCTCCAGAGGGGCTAACTGAGTTTTAATGTTCTGTTTGTTCTTAAGCATGAAGTCTTTCTGAATGTTGAAAAAGTCCTCTTTATTCTTAATTCCCTTCTGGAAATACTCAAGAACCTGGTCATTTGAAAGACCTTTATGGCTTAGACCTCTAAAGTCCATTACATCCCTTAATGCAGAGGCTGTCATAGAACCGCCGAGAGTCTTTGCTGTAATTCCTCTGAAGGTGTTAGTTAGAATTTTATTATAATCTCTAGCGATATTTGGATTTTCTAGTTTGTTGAAATCATCAATCTCAGTATTTGATACGGTAGTCAAAAACTGCTGGTTAGACATATTGTCGTCACCTAGAAGTAGCTTTCCTAGAGTGGTCTTTGTTTCTTGATCATTCCACTTACTTGAGGACAACACAAAACGTTTATTTTCGTTCATAGCAGAAGGAGCACTCTCAACGTCTTTGTATCTTTTTTTATTTTTTAGTTCTTCAGCTTTCTTAGCCGCTACTTTAATATCTCTGATACGAAGATTTAAAAATCCACCGTTATTATTTGGAAGAGGTACGAAGGTTTTATTGTGGATGAATCCTAATTCAACTCCGTTCGGACCTGTTCTAGCAGAGTAGTTATCAACAACGTAATCAAGAAATCGGTCATAGTCACCGGTCATTTTAGCATCTGTCAAAACTTCCTTAGGATATGGGATAGCCTGTGAGCGTAACCACTCTTTATTCCCTACAGAAGACTCAATCGCTGTTCGTACAGTGTTGCTATCTACGCCCTCTGACTTCTTAATGATTAGAGATATGTTTCGCTTAGCTGATCCAGGAATCCAGCTTTTTTTCTCAATAAGAACATCGTGGTCTTTGTAGATAAGAGTGTTAGCAGCGGCTTTGATAGCATCGCTATTACTCATACCAAACTTACTAGATTTATAGTATGAAGCTAGACTAATAAAATCTTCTCTTAGAGCTTCCGCTACGGCAGGTTGTGAAGAGTTTGCAGCTTTCATAAGAGCATCGCGTACATTCTCAAATTCCGAAGAAGTCACCACCTCTTCTCTGAAGTCTTTGAATTTATCATCATCCTGTAAAGCTTTTTTATTTGCCTCAGTGTACTTATATGCTCTCGCTAGTTCATTGATGGCAGTATAGTTACCAAGGGTAACAGCCACAGCTAGCCCAGGAGCTTCAAGCTGATCTGACATGAAAGTGTTAAATTCGTGGTCATCAAGAATATCCTTAAAGTTGCTGACTAGATTTGTTAATTGTCCAGCATCCTCGTAAGAACTTTTGAAGTACGCTTTAACTCTAGCAGCTGTGTCATTAGTGAAAAGTTTTGTGGTTGTACCAAAGGCATCAGAGAGTTCTCCCGCTTTCGACTTGATCTCTCGTAAATAATCTTTGTACATTCTTCCTTCAGGTGTTCTGAACGCACCAGCTTTCAAAATCCCACCTTGAGCGAATAGTGTGTCTTCAAATTGTTGTATTTGAGGGATAGTTAAAATCTTTTTACGTGCGACTTTAGCTATGTCTTCTTTAGCGTCTTTTTCCAAAGATGCTTGTCTCTTCATCGCAGAATCGAGGACCATATCGCGAACTTTTCTCTGAGTTAATTCTTGATCTAATTCCTCGCGTCCTTTATTGTAGTCACCGTCACCTAAGCGTGTAGCAATCTCAATGTAGGCAGGATCGTTGTGAATACTTTTCATTATCGTCGGAAACTGTGCATCGAGATTATTAAGCATTTCATCTTGACGTGAAACTTTTTGATTCTCAATTCTCTTAATCGCTTCCTGTGCAATTTTTCCAGCGATAATAGAACCGGCTTTTGCTAAACCAGATTTATCGAAATCATCTAAAACTTCTGGTCTAACTAAGTCCCTCAACGCCTCATTTGAGAGTTCACCATTCTTTACAAGAGCGAGGGCAGAGTTCAATTTTTGGTTTGAGAGTGAAGCGTCTTTAGTTGGCTTCTTACTGAGATTTTTCATAATCTCTTCAAACATACTCATACGTGTCTGAGGAGTAATGTCTTTCAAAATTCCGTCTTGCGGGAAATAAGTTACGCCTACAGGAGCAACACCAGTTTTTTCATCCCCAATAAAAGCATATGGAGAGGAATCCCAAATCTCTTGAGGCAACTGAATTTCTTTTGTCTCGGTAGCTGAAGTCTTAACTAGGTAAAAACCAGGTTTGCTATCAATTCTAGTTCCAAGACCAGTTGAAGGATCTTTTCCACTTCTCTGATTAGCCTTCATACGTCCGACTATTTCTTTAGCTTTGTCAGGACCAAAGAATTGAGCAGCGGCTTGATTAATCGCACCACGACTTAGATAGGAACTAAGAGCCGCTGTAGCACCTTGGTCTGCGGTGCTACTTAGGAATTTTTGACGCTCATCTTCTGGCATATAATCTTTGAAAGTAGCGTAAACGTCATTCACAAGATTCATGTATCCGCGGCTGGCATCATCAAAAGTGGAGGTTGTGTTTACTAATGAAGCAGCAAAATTATTCTGTGTTTTTTGAAGGTACGCATCTTTTGAATTTACAATGCGCTCCTGTTTAATTGAGAGAAACTTGAGTGATTCTTCAGCGTCGGCTCCAGCTAACTGTGATTCAATTTGTGACTTAGCAAGGTAGGAACCAGCTCCATCCAACAAGGATTGTCTTCTTGCTGCCTGTCTATTCTTAAATTCAGTGGCTATCTTATTACTACCCTTAACGAAATCTAGTTCGCTATCTCTTCTGAGTAAGTCGTAATAGGCGGCTGTTTCAGCTTTGTACTTAGAAATCGTTTCGTTTGTCTCTAAATCAGCGGCTTGAACGTGGAGATCTCTCGCTACACCAGCAGCAAACTTTCCTACGTTCTGGGAGAGTTGCCCTATAGCTCCGTACATAGCAGCTTCTTCTCGATTACCGCTAACTTCAGGAGTCTGACCGACGTTAAGGCTATATTCTTGACGAACTTCGGGGAGAATAGGCATACGACCTCGCTATTTATTTTTGTAAACTGAATAAACGTCTGAAGCTGTTCCTAACGTTGAACCAGCTATCTGATATGGTAGCATATCTTTTATCGCTTTCGCTTGGTTTGAATAGCCAGCGGCTTCTTTTATCTTCATATTTATAGCATATTGAGCTTCAGATTTTGCTCTGTCTAGTTCTTTTGCAATATCTGATAGGAGGACATCACCCAGTATATTTTTAGTTTCGGATGATGTTGCTGTTTGAGCCATCGCAAGCTTGTAATCACCAAATTGAGAATTTAACTTGGATTCTAAAAGATCCTGGTTGTAAGTAGCTCTACGCTGCATTTCATCAGCTTCTAATCTTCGTAACTGTTCTTGAGCTTTTGCTTCAGCTTGTTCAGCTTTTGATTTTTTAAAAGCTGAAACGATACTAACAACACCGGCGGCTAGGGCTATACCAGCGCCAACTCCAGTACCCATGGCTAAACCACCAACTACGGCAGTTGAAGCTGCACCTTGAGTATTATCGACCATCAGTTACTCCGCTGTTAATCCTCTATACACTACAGATGAAATATATAGAGGAGTCGGGTTAGTGTTCTGAATTATAACATGGTTTTCTCGCTCAGGCGAGGATTGAAGTTTTTTGGAGACTGTTCCTGTATAGAAGCTATCAGAGGTTACGGAAGAGACAACGACTTCTTCAAGATCTTCGCCTTCTACGCCGAACTGAAAACTATCCGAGTTCCAGACTTTAAAGTTAAGCTCATCAATTCGCTTGATAAGGGTTATACCTGTTCCCCCTGATGAACCACCTAAGTCTAGGTCCAAAGATTTGATTCTTTGCGTGTAAACAAAACCACATGAAGCATCAGCATATAAATCAGCATCCCTACTTAAAGTCACAGTTGAGTTATATCCAGTAGCAAATTGCTCATAATACCAAAGACCATCATTTGCTTTATAATACACCCCAAGAGTGTAGCGACCTTTTCTTAAATGCGTAGGGAGAGGCACAACTTTACCTGTTATTATGTCAATTTCGTGCCAGGCATCGAATAAACCCGCATCCCTGGATTTACCAGAATAATCGAGTTGAAATCTTTGTTTAAATACAGCTTGGTGTCTGATGTTATCTGTATCGGTGTAGAATGTGTAAAGAAATAAAGTTGGTTGTTGGTTTTCGTATGTCACACAGATATCAGCTGCAGCAATACCAGCACTCTCAGCCAACAACTTCGTATCGACGCGGAAAATACCCCATTTACTCTGAAGTGTATTTAATTTTAAACCGAAGAGTTTTCCTCTTACTGTTAAGATGTAAACAATACCTGTTGATTCATTCGCTACAATTCTTTTTATAGAGTCTGAATATCCATAGATATTATTGGAATAAAGATAATCACTAAAAAGTGTTGTTAAATCTGTTGTTTTCCCTTCATTTGTCAGCATTATAATTCGTTTACCATCAAGGGAAACGTAGATTATAGCTCCTGATACTACAATAGGTTTTACAGGCGTAGCTCCTTCATTGGTTAGCGTAGTGGTAAAACTATTCGAGGATGAAAGTGAACCGTTACTTCCAGATGTTAGAAGATCGACACCGCTATAAGATCCAATGTAAAAGCCGTTAGGACCGTTAGCGATCCAGGATATCTTACTAGATGTATTACCACCGTTTAGAACACTGAACGAGCTGTTCGCAATAACATCTCCATTTGTTCCTAAACCTGAGGCATCAGTGGAAGCGTCCTCTGTCAATCTGAGATTGTGGAAGCGATAAATAACATCAGCTTTACTGAACCATGTTTTTGATGGAAATTTATATGTTGAAGATAATGCTAGTCTTCCGTTTGAAAATGAGCAGTATTTAGGATACCCATTTATGTTATCCCAAGCAGAAATGTAAAAAGGCTTCTCACCAGTTGTAGTGAGTGGGGTACCGATTGTTCCTGTTTTATAGACCAGATCCGCACCCATTTCTATATTTTCCGCGCCAGTTATTACTCCAGTAGTTTTAAAGATAGCCGTGTAAGTGGAGTTTGTTACTGTTATGTAAGTAATTAAACCGTTTGTCCAAGGGTTTAACAAAGTTGCTCCTGCGCCATTTTTATAAGTTAATTTGTAGGCGGTACCTGAAACAAGAGTGGCAACTAAAAGAAAGTTAGGATTTGTATTTTTATCAACAAGAGGGAATGTCATCGCTCTCATAGCTTTGTTCAAATCGGTCACAGTAGCTGCTGGATTCGATTCATACACAAACCGATCAAGGTCAGAAATAGTGAAAGCATTGAAAATATTCGGAGGTCTATGGATAACCCAGGGAACATTCAAACCAGTAGTCACTATGATAGCGTCACCTACATAACACCAATCTATACTTGGCATCGATGTAAAAAAAATTGTCGCTCTAATAATAATGTCCTCAGCCGTCCAACTTCCATTTTTAAACTTCCAAATATGTGTGTAAAGTTCGGAAGTCGTATGATCGAAAGTCAATTTGAAAATAAATTGACCACCAGTTGAATCAACATAAGGAATCAAAGTACAGGAGTCCACTGAATTAAAACCATCTAAACGAGTTGTGATTGCTCTTTCAAAAGACTCCCTACTCCTTGCGCCACCTTCCGATGTTGGATACATATTAATCAACTCTTCAACTGCCTCTCGGTATAGTTGAAGATCAGTCACACCATTAAATTTTTTACTGACCATCCCAGAAACAAAAGAAGTTTGGATAGTGTTAAACTTAGCCATTATAACCTCTCAGCAAGCCAAACTTGCTCCTGGAAATTGTCTGGAGTATTCGAGATAGCGTTATTTCTTCGTGCTGCACTAAGATCATCCTTATGAATTTTCTCAACGGACTGAACTAAGGTTGCACTTTGAGTTATCTGATAACAAATAACATGAGCCAACTTTGACGCTAAACAGACAACGAAAGAAGGGTCGAAGTCTGCTTCATCCACGTCATCGCGAACATACTTTAACTGCACAGAGGCTTGATTCAGAAGGATATTTCCACCCTCTTCTTTAAACTCGCCTCTATAATTGTAGAACGAAACGATACGTAGATAATCTGATGGCTTTGCTACCGCGTATAAAAATTCAAACGCTGGAGTAGAGGAGGAATTTAGTGTTGATCTTTTAAGAGCGAAATTCCAATTGTGTGATCTAAGCAGATTCAGTTTAGTTGTTTCGTAGAACGTCGCACAAGCTTTAGCATTCCTAGTATTATCGGAGATAGTTGCTACTGGCTCAGCTCCAATCAAACCCAAAGCCATGTTCCAAATTTCAACTTGTGTCGCCATAACTTTCTCCATACAAGAAAGGGGAGCCTAAACTCCCCTTATCTTTTCGAGTTTTCTATCTCTAGTTTAGTCTACAATGTAGAACACAGCAACTTCGATCTTAACGTTGTTGTTTGTTGAGATCTCAGAACAACCGAGAACCACTTGAGTCTCAGCGCCTAAAGTTTTAAAAATACCAGCAGCACCAGCAGCAGGTTTAGCCATAACAGCTTGACCACCAGCATCAGCAGAAGCGATGAAAGCATCATCGTCAGCAGCATCAACGCCATTAGCTTCGTAGCCGAGTTTTAAAATACCAGTTGTACCTAAAGAAGCACAAGCGATAGTAGCGTCAACAACTTTAGCACCTTTTGGGAGCTTAAGAGCGCCGAGTTTTACAACGTCGCCTACGTCAATAACAGCGGTAGGGAGAGTATAAGAATCATAAAGACACTTAACTTTACCACCAGAAACGCCTTGTTCAACCATTTGAACAGGAGTGCTTAAAAAAGCTTTTGTATAGTTAGCAGCATATACAGTACCTAATGCCATAAAATCCTCCAAAGAGGAGCCCCGAAGGGCTCCATTTTAAAATTAAACTTCTTTACAGTTAATAACGAGAGTCTTAACGTCTTCCATTCTCATGAAACCAAGGCTCATTTTGATATAGAGTTGGTTAGAGAAAGATTTGTCAGCACGTTTAGCAATCTCAGTAGTAACATCTTGACCCATACCACGAATCATAGCATCACCACACCAAGCAAGACACAAACGGTTGTCGGTAGAAGTAGCTGTACCACTAGCGTTGTACTCACCGGTTGAAAGGGTATAAGAACCGTTAGCTTGTTTCAAGAGACGGTTGCTCATGATAAATTTGAAACCTAAGAAAGTATCAACTTTTCCTTCCACAAGAGCCTTCACATTGTTGTAGTCAACGTTTGTGATCTGAGTTGTTGAAAGGAGCGACTTTAACTGCTTAGGACCGATCGCCATATAACGTGGAAGATCTGGATCAATATCAGCAGAGTCAAACTTCTCTTTAGCGAGAAGGAGAGTGCGGATGTTAAGGTCAGAGAGAGCGTTTCCAGCATCGTTAACAGCTGCGATTTTCTGAGCGTTAGGGAAAGCAACTGAAGTACCGCCATCTACGTCCTCATAAGCAGGAGCGATGAAAGCGTTTACGAACATATCGTCTTTCTTACGACCAAAAGCGTTTACAGCTGCCATGAGGTAGTCTGACTCTGGCATGTGGATCATTCTTAATTTGTCCATATCGTCAATGAGAGTTCCCCAATCCTTATCGGACATGGTAATCATACGACGGTTATGGAACATTTGAACGTTTGGGGTATCTGGGTTGCGAGTTGTTCTGTCTTGTGCGGAAGTAGGACCAAGAATATCAAGGAACTTTGAAGTACCATTGATAGTTTCTGTGCGGCAATACTGCTCGAATTTAGAACCTTTTTGTTGAGCTGTATGGTAAACGTTCGCTCCATACTGCTTGACTTTCCATACATCAATTTCATTAGCCATAAAGTGCCTCCTAAAGGCGAAAAGTAGTTGTTTAGTTTAAATTTTAACAGCGACAAGTTACCCTTTCGGATTCGTCTTAATGGCGTTTTTTACGGAGCCTGAAACCAGGATTACCCTACACCATATATGAGTAGGGTAATTCTGTTTATTTTTATTGTCAAGCGTTAGGAGTGAAGTTTTTCAAACAACTCTTGAACCTCTTTAGCAGAGGTAGCGTGGTTAACGTGATCTCTGTTCCAATAAGGATGATTCTTATCGTTAAGGATAGAATTCAAGCGACTCTGGAGATCAGCTGGAGATCCGGCATCGTCTTTTCCTTCGATAATCCTAGCTTCCTTCATAACAGAGCTAAACTTCTCCATAAGGCGTACGAATTGTGGGTTAGCACTAAGTCCTGACTCTTTAAGCCACTGATTAGTTGGTTCATCACTAAACTTTTTTAGAACGGTTTTAGCGTTCTCAAATTTAGCTTCGTAAGCATCGCCCCATTCAGTCTTAAGCTTATTCCAAGACTCCTCAGAAGCCTTCTTAGATGCTTCCATTGAAGCTTGGAATTTAGCTGCACCATCCTCTTCAAGTTTAGCAACAAAGCTCTGCATCTGGTGTGGAAGAATACCGAGTGAGTGTCCTAGTTCTGTAGCTTTGTTGTAGAACTCATCTCCAAGAACTGATTTTTCAGATTTGTTAAGTTTGTACTCTTCTTTCTTAGGTAGACCAAGCTTTGTGAAAACTTCGTTCCAGTGTTCTGGGGTTGCGTCTTTACCTGGGATCACCACCTTGTCTTTACCAATCATCTTCTGTGAATGGACATAGCTCTTAACAAGGGAAGGCAAGTCCTTCATGTTTTTAATTGCTGGTTCATTTAATAACTCGGCATCAAGTTGTACACCTTTCAAGAACTCTGGAACCTCCACAGTCTGTGTTTGAGGTTGTTGAGTCTGTGGCTGCGTTGATGGTGCTGCTGGATCTAAAAGATCACTCATTATCTTCTCCTTGCGATTGTCTTCCCTTTTCTAGGGTATCTAGAAGAGTTGGAAGATCGACGTTAATAATTGAAAGGATAAATAGAAGTACGTTCCTTTTACCTTCGTTGAACACCAATTCATCAGTATTTCCACGATAGGAATTTCTAAGGAACCCACACTCTCTGACAAGTTCATTTAAAACAATTCTACCTTCCTCAGAGTCGAAGCACTTTTTAAATGCTTCAACCTTCTTCGCTTGTTTCCAGAAATTCATTAACTACTCCTCTAACATCCCCATAGCTGGAGACATTTTATTCACTAATTCAGCTTGCTGCATCTGTTGTTTTTCTTGAGCTTGCTGCTGCTGCGCTTGTTGACGCGCTTGTCTCAATGACTCAACATCACTCTGCTTTCTTATTAAGTTCGCAGGTAACATGAAAGCATTTGAAGCATAGCGAACCATTTCATCACCGTTGAAGTAGTCTAGCACTTCGGGTTGTGCTTGTACAATAGGGGAAATTGAAGCAATAACCTTGTTGATATTTGAGATCTCAGCTGTTCGTTGAACCTTAGCAATCTGTGAAGAGTAAATAAAATCAATTTTCTTCTTAGATAAGATCTCGGGTAAAGGTTTGAATAGTTTTCTTCTCTGACAAACAGCGAACACTCTTTCAATGAGAGGTTTAAGAAGTTCGTTATGTTGTCTTCCAAGAATAGGTCCGAGGAGTCTTAGTTGTTCTTCTGTCCTCTGCATCACTTCAGTAGCGGTCATTTGTGGACCTTGACGAAGCTGAAGTTGATCAATAAAGAAAGCTTGCTGAATCTTTCCTCTAGTACCCTCAATCATTTCTCTTGATAGATCAAGTCTGATATTTTGGAACAAAGGTTTAATTTCGTCCTGTGAACCTGAGCGATAATAAGTAATACCAAAAGGCTGCATTTTAACAGGGAGTATGAATCCATCATCAGGAACGGCTAAAGGTGGAGCAATCTGCAGCTGCGCCGCTTTAATCGTAACTTCCATCATCTTGTTGAGCATCTTGATTTCTGGTAGAGCTTTCATTGCAGGAGAGCGTCCATATATCTCGCCAGCAATTTTTGTCCAGCGTGGTACAGCGAAAGGCATTTCAGGAAATCCACCCTCTTCAAGAAGAATACGTTTATCTTGAAGAATATAGTAAGATCCTATCTCAAAATCAGAAGCTGTTTTAGCTAGATCCCACTTCTTCCCTTCTTTCCTAGGCATGATAACGTGAACGACTGTGTACTCTTTCTCGAACTTATCAGATTCCATTTCTCTCTTAAGTTCTTCTGTCATCCAAGCTTCACCAAACTTGTCACAAAGCTGGTAATAATTAAATTTGAACTCTCTGAAAATGTGGTCAATAACACCTTTACTATTCTCAAGAGCAAATAGTTCAAAAATAGAACGGGACTGAAAGCGAACAACATCCGTATCATCCTCTTCTGCAAAGATCGCGCCTGTTCCAAAAGAACCTTGATCCAAGTAGAGCTCATGAATCTCAGTCTGGAAATTAGAGTTATTGAGTACGTTGTGCATCACGCGCGTCGAGTCACTCAACCACATTCTAGCTTCGTCGTTATTATCAAGTGATTCATCACCCGTAGTGATTCCGAACCATGGTACAGAAGGGTTTGTAAGCATGGAGTGGAGTGCAGAAGCTAGGAGTTCATTTGAGTGAATCCCTGTAGCATCAAGAAGCTCATCGCCTCTCTTCTCCCCTTTAGCTCTGTAACCGTAAGGATTATTCTTCATCGGTTGGACGTATTTAGCAATATCCTGCCAATAAGTTGTCCAATTCATCCGAAGATTTTTAGCTCTTTCAAAGAGTTTAAGAAGATGATCAACTTTCTCAGTATTATTCTTCATAGTAATGATCCTCCGACCATTGAAGCAGCAGAGGTTCCACCAGATAGGAGATCTCCCTTACTTAAATTTTTCTGTAGCGCTGCTTGTCTTTCTTGCGCGAGTCCTAAGTAATAATTGAAGAACTCCCCAAAGAAAGGATTATCTGATGTATTTTGCCCGGCTGCTCTATTAGCCGATCCTAAAGAGAAGTTCATGTCTTGACTTAGAAGATCCTTAGCAGATTCCACGAAAGCTGAGTTTTGTGTAATGTGTGAAGACCCACCACCCTGAGATGGGTTATATGT